CCATGCTTTTTCAATTTGGATGAAATATTGTCTTGCACGTTTACCGGGTTCACTACGTTGAATCATTGCGATTTCTTTTGCAGTGTCTAGTGTGAGTGCGTGGTCTAAATAATTAATAGCGTTACCTTGAGCTGTTACTCTTTTTTGAGTAAGAGCTGTATAATCAATATTTTCTTCAAAGCCATAATTAATCATTCTTTCAAACCAATCGTTATATCTTGTCTTAACTTCTAATGCTTGATGAAGTTCTCGACCACTGATTGCGATTTCTCCATTTTCTTTTTCTTGTATGTTGAACATTTCTCCGATGTTCGATTTTGTTTGTAATGCTTGCATAATGTTTATGCTCCTTTCGTGTATAATGTTGTTATCAACCTAAGGAGGTGATAAGTATGAAAGCTTGTTTATATCTTTCTAATGATAAATTTGTTGAAATCAATAATTTAGAAAAAGTGATAAAGTCAGGTCATCGCGGAACTGTTGAAATATCAAAAGAAAAAATTAAAAGTTCCTTGTTCACTAATGGCTCATATACTTTTGTTGGAGACAAAATAGTAGCTATCGCTTCAGCTAAAATCGAATTCATAGAATTTATCGATTAATCTCTTTAAGCAACTCTGCAACTGCTCGCAACAGTTCAGGGTTGTTTCTTGTTTCTAAATTACTGTTTGCATGTTTTAGTAAATTGAGTTTTAATTTACTTCTTTCTTTAGCGATTCTAAATTTTTGTAACATTTGTTGTTCCTCCTTTATTCGAAATCATCGATGGTTAATTCTGAAACTCTCTTTTCATAGATATATAAATAATAATTTTTGATATCTCTGTAAAATTTTGCTGCTAGGTTATATTCACTTTCACTCAAATCTGAATTAAGCGTCACTCCAAAAATCGATAATGTTAATTTTCTAATATGATCATGAACATCTTGTACATAAGCTTTTTGATGAATTGATTCGAAGCCATGCTGATACTTTTTTAGTGGAATCGGATGATTAAGCTTCCTCAATCTTCCTAGTGACAAATCTTTTGCGAAATTGAGTTTTTTATTGATTTCTTCTAAATCGTCATTATTGATTCTTACTTTACTGAAAATTGCACCTGAACTGATTGGTTTCTCGCCTTTTATAGCATTTCTAACTTCTTTCGCTATAATTTCTTTCAACTCTTCTTTGGTTAACGTTATTTGTTCCATAGTGTCCTCCTTATTTTTATTTAGTTGTCACTTTCGAAACTTAAAGTTTAAAAAAAATCATCAACTTTAACATTTAAATGATCTGCTAATTTTTTAGCTTCTGAAGTTGTAAAATCTCTGCCATTAATTCGATTTATCTTTATACTCAATAAACTTCTACTCATTCCGATTGCTTTAGCAACTTCTTTTTGGTTAGTTCCTTTAAGTGCAATCAAGCTTTTTATTTTTAAGTATGGTTTATCTGCTACACTAGTTGTCATTGAACCCCCTCCTTTTGTTTCGTTTGTAACAACTTGATTTAAGAATACATCATAAAAGTTTCGATGTCAACAACTTTTGCAATAATATTTTCCTTGCGTTTCGTTTTCGAAACTTTTATAATGAAATTATCTTATATAAGGAGGGTTTCGTATGGGTATTGGTGAAGGTTTAAAGAAGCTAAGAAAAAATAAAAATATGACTATGGAACAATTAGCAACTGATCTTAATAATAAATATCCCGACTTAATGAAATTAACGAAAGGCAAGATATCAAAATGGGAAAATGAAAAGGAAGAACCTCGATTATCAACTGCCAAAATTTTGGCTGAGTACTTCAATGTGAAGATTAATGATTTGTATAGTGAATCAAATACTACATACAAAGACGATAACGACATCACTTCCATATACAACAAACTCACACCTCCCCGCCAAGAAAACGTACTTAACTATGCAAATGAACAATTGGAAGAACAGAATAAAGTCACTTCTATAGATGGATATAAAGAGTCTAAACTAGTATCGTATATTGCATGTGGTGCAACTGGTGCTGGCATAGGAGAAGAATTATATGATGACATATTGCATGAAGAAGTATTTTTTAAAGAAGACGAAACGCCATCAAATGCTGATTTTTGTATTTTAGTTAATGGTGATTCAATGGAACCTATGTTAAAACAAGGAACATACGCTTTTATTAAGAAAGAAGATTCTATTAAAGATGGTACAATTGCACTCGTTGTATTAGATGGAGTAAGTCTTATCAAGCGTGTAGATATATGCGAAGACTATATTAATTTGGTATCTCTAAATCCGAAGTATGATGATATCAAAGTCGCTTCGTTTAGTAATATTAAAGTAATGGGCAAAGTTGTATTGTGATTAATAACGCCTATGTGGCGCGAGGAGGATGAGGGATGGAAGAGAACGCACCTTTAGAAACAGCAGTTAATAATTTTAAAAAGATTCAAAATAGCGAGATTTACAAATTTAAATATATGAATTCATGGTGTCTTGAATATTCAGAGTTTTTATTGGATGAAGTTAGATTGTTAAAAGAAAACAAAAGTTACACCAGATATAAAAAAGGCACTATAATTTATGTAAAGTTAGGTGTTAATGTTGGCAGAGAGTTTTCTGGAAACCATTTTTGTATGGTACTTAATAATCACGATTCAAATAAAAATCCAATATTAACGGTAGTTCCACTTACATCTTCCAGAAGTAAATTCAATGTGCATATCGAAGAAGATTTGTTACCTTTAGTATTGGAAAAAATGGACGTAACGGGTAAGGATTTAGCTAAAAAAATCATGAACAATCTTGAAAAGGTGTCAAAAGCAGAAAACCCATACGATCAAAAATTACTTGATGAAAACAAATCGCTGAATGACGACTTCAAAAAATATTCGAAGGTTCGCAAAAGATATGAGCGATTCAAGTATAAAAAGACCTATGCTAACGTTTTAAATATCACTACAATCAGCAAGGATAGAATATCGAAAATTAATAGGTATGACCCTGCCGGAGAAATATCATATTCAAAAGAAACAGTAGATAAAATTGAAAATAGTATAAAAATTAGATTTCTTAGTTAAATCGCTTGAACTACACTCTCTTTGATGGTATATTACATATATACAAAACAAGCCGCTGAAATATTTGCGGCAAGCTTCAAATTAGACAAGCCGCTGAAATATTTGCGGCAAGCTTCAAATTAGACAAGTCGCTGAAATATTTGCGACATGAGAGGGTGCATCTGCGCTCTCTCTTTTTTATACAATTTTCACGGGTAGCCCGCCTACCCTTATTATTTTTTGCCAATTTTGAGGAGGGAGCACATGAAAGTAGCAATTTATACTAGAGTGAGTACACTTGAACAAAAAGAAAAAGGACACTCTATCGAAGAACAAGAAAGAAAATTAAGAGCTTACAGCGACATAAACGACTGGAAAATTCATAAAGTATATACTGACGCTGGATACTCCGGAGCTAAAAAAGACAGACCCGCTTTACAAGAAATGTTGAATGAAATAGATAATTTTGATTTGGTTTTAGTCTATAAACTAGATCGATTAACTCGAAGTGTTAAAGACTTACTAGAGATACTAGAATTGTTTGAGAATAAAAACGTGTTGTTTAGGAGCGCAACAGAAGTATATGACACAACTTCTGCTATGGGACGTTTGTTCGTAACATTAGTAGGTGCTATGGCAGAGTGGGAGCGTACTACAATTCAAGAGCGTACTGCAATGGGTCGACGCGCATCAGCTAGAAAAGGGTTAGCTAAAACTGTCCCTCCTTTCTATTACGACAGAGTAAACGATAAATTTGTGCCTAATGAATATAAAAAAGTATTACGATTTGCAGTAGAAGAAGCGAAAAAAGGTACTAGTTTAAGAGAAATAACTATAAAATTGAACAACTCTAAATACAAAGCACCCTTAGGTAAAAACTGGCACAGATCAGTTATAGGCAATGCTCTAACGAGTCCGGTAGCTAGAGGTCATCTTGTTTTCGGTGACATATTCGTCGAAAACACCCACGAAGCTATTATAAGTGAAGAAGAATACGAAGAAATAAAATTAAGGATAAGTGAAAAAACTAACTCTACAATCGTAAAACATAACGCTATTTTCAGAAGTAAACTATTATGTCCAAACTGTAACCAGAAATTGACTTTAAACACAGTCAAGCATACGCCTAAAAATAAAGAAGTTTGGTATTCTAAACTATACTTTTGTTCTAACTGCAAAAATACTAAAAATAAAAATGCATGTAACATCGACGAAGGCGAGGTTTTAAAACAATTTTACAATTATCTAAAACAATTTGATTTAACATCATATAAAATCGAAAACCAACCTAAAGAAATAGAAGATGTCGGCATCGATATTGAAAAGTTGCGAAAAGAACGCGCTAGATGTCAAACACTTTTTATAGAAGGTATGATGGATAAGGATGAAGCTTTTCCAATAATAAGTCGTATTGACAAAGAAATACATGAGTATGAAAAGCGCAAGGATAATGATAAGGGTAAGACTTTTAACTATGAGAAGATTAAAAATTTCAAGTATTCATTGCTAAACGGCTGGGAATTAATGGAAGATGAGTTAAAAACTGAATTCATAAAGATGGCAATCAAAAACATTCATTTTGAATATGTAAAAGGAATTAAAGGGAAGCGCCAGAACTCATTGAAGATTACGGGTATAGAGTTTTATTAA